TGCCAAGTTGTTGTTCCATTTACTTTATCCCAATATTGCATATCGAGTTGATCTTGTATTGATGGGTATACCCTATCTCTTTGATATTTATTAGCATCATACTCTGCTTGAAGTTTTTTTACTTCTGCTTCTATTTCAGAGTCAGTAGGTTTGGTTTGTTTTTTATCAAGCCACTCTAACTCATCCCCTCTTAACACCCATTCGGCATCAGGTCTTAATGATTGTATAGCTTTTATTTTATCAATCATGCTACAACCTCCATTAAAGTTATTAATGATGTTCCAGCTGTAACTCCATTTGTGCTTGTTTGAAAACGAACAACTCCACTACTTGATGTTAAATATGGTCTACCTTGAGCTTTGTAAGTAGTGCTAGATGTAGTTGATGGACTATCTAAATAATTTACTGTAATAACACCTAAATGTTCTGTTGCATTTACATAACTTAAAAAAGGCCCAGTACTATTGTCTGGTGGAACATATATTGCTGTTGAATCTCTTAATATTTTATAACCCATACCTTGCCCAGCAGAAGTCCTATGCACTTGAAACTGTTGGTTTATTATCACCAAAACTTTATTAGAAGAAGATGTTGGTGTAATTGATGCAGTTAATCCTGTGTCAGTATAAGTAGTTGACGATACAGCAACCTGTGTATTTGTAGTTGCTTGAACTACTTGAAGAATAGCTCCACTTGTTCCTACAGTTCTTACTTCATTTCCATTTACAGTCGCACTAGTTCCTGTAACAGTTAAATTACCTGGTAGAACACTTCGTGTTGGAAAGACTGGTGCGTTACCTATAGTTGCCATCTAATCTCCTATACTAAATAACTAACTACAGCATCAGCAGAAGTTGATGCACTTGAATATGCTTGAACAACATCACCTGCTTCTAAAACTAATTTTTGATCTCCACCAATTACAACTAATGCACCCCCTGGAAGAACTGTTGCATCTTTAACAAGGAAGGTTAATGTTCCTGAGTTTTTAGTAATTGAAGCAGTAACAGTAATATTAGAAGTTGTTTTATTTGATAAAGATAAACCAATAATTGTATGTGTTGTAGATGCCGCTACTGTATCTGTAACTGTTGTAGCAGAACCACTTGTACCAATGCTTGATGATGTTTTAGATTTAAATGCCATAATATTATCCTAATGCTATTGCAAACTGAATTGCTGTTTCTTCAGCTTTCGTTGTATCAACTGCTTTACCTGCTGGGTAGGTTGTAAAAACATCTTTTGTTCCCGCAGCAAAGTCTGTAGCTGAACCTGAATTTGATGACGCTAAAACTGTTGTTCTAGCTAGTGTTGTACCTGATGCAGTATATGTTCCTGTACCAACTTCCCACTCATTAGCAGAACGATGAACAATAGCATAGTAGGTGGTGTTGCCATCACCTATCTCGGAAAAAGCATCAAAACCTGTTACAGCGCCAGCAAGAGTAATTGTACCCGTGCCAGTCGTTGTTGTCGTTTCTCGTACTCTATCCTTAAATACTAAAGCCATTTATGCTAACCTTAAAATTGCGCTTGATGCATCAGCAGTTGGAAAGATGATTGTAAAATCCCCTGCGGTAGAAGTTTTATCTCCACCAAAATCTAATACAACTATAGCAGGGTTAGTGTATGTATGTGTTGGCGTTGTATTGTAAATTAACGCACCTCTTGCTGTAATTGTAGCTGTAGAAAAAGTCTCATCAGCAAAATCAATAAACGCTGTAGTACCTGATGATGTTGGTGCAACTTTAGTTAGCTCTTGACCCCCTGCACTATAACCTGTACCTGATGTTTCGTTACTTGTAGTATAAGCTGTAGTTGATGCATCGAGAGATGCCGAACTTGTATAAAGTGCTATTTTAATTGTGTCACCACCAGAGCGAAAATCATGCGCCCCTTCTAGTAACTGTTTTTTAAATGATGTAGCAACTGCTTGTGTGATAGCCATAAAAACTCCTATATCTTTGTAATGATGTTCGCTGCATTTGTTAGCCCAGCGTCTTTCAGTTTATTAAATAATGTTGTACGGTCACTTTTAATGGCTTGTTTCATATACAACACTAATATCTTTCTTAAATCTTCTTTAAATGCTCTAGCTTGTTCTTTGAGTGCAGGGTGAGCTGTATCTGCTACATGTAAAATTTTATCTAACGCTAGATCAGCAATTTCTTCAGGAGTCATACCACGACCCTGTGTTGATATAACTTTTGCTTCTCCAACTAATGTATCAAGTAAAGCACTTTGCATTATTTAACCTCGTATCTAACTTGTCCAGAACGATAAGCATCACGCCTATCTTTTCCATCACCAAGCATTTTAAGTTGAACCATATTTTCCTGATATTGTTTTTCATAATTAACCATCAAATCAGGGTCTCCTTTTAAATACGTATACGCTTGAACTAAACACGCATACAATAAAGCCTGTTCATAATTATCTCCCAACCATGTAGTTGAAGCAGTTACAATAGATGTTGGGTAGTAGTAATAATGTAATTCTACATCATAAGCACTATTAGGCGTTGGGCCTAAAATAAAAGTGTTATGGTCAAAAAGCGCATAGTATTTTGGTTGCGCTTGAGTCGATGCATTTGCATACGCTTCTCTAATAAAGTTAACGTCTTTATTTAATAAAAAATGTTGATCGCTACTACTATCAATAATAGCCATAGAATATACTGCTAAAAAATCAGAAGGAGTTTGTACATACTTATTTCCTGATGTTGTATTACCTGTTACATTCTTTCTTAAATAAGGAAGTTGTACTTCGTTATAAATTTTCTTTTCTGCTTGTTGTATAAATTCATTAATATGACTGACGAAAGACGTCTCAGTACTTTCTGTATAATCTTTTATCGCTTGTACCAGTTGGGTATAATTCATTATCCTATCCTTACAGTTACTTTACCTACAGCCATATTTACTTTTTGTCCTAGTACAGGGTCATAACCAAATAACCCCCTACCTGATGTAGCGCCAGTAGGTCTTGGGTCTCTAAGTGCCTGTGGGTCATCAACAGGAAAGCTACCCAAATTATTTTGTGGGTGGTCAGGGCCCCAACATTCAGGACAAGCCCTAATATTAACTAATTTATTCCTTCTAGTTAATTCTTTTAACTCATTTAAATTATACCTAAAACCACAAATATCGCAAAACCCAAATGCGAGTTTACCACTAGCAAACTGAGTCATTAAGCAGTTCTTTTAGAAAACCCTGTCCCTTTAGTTGCAGCGCCTGAACCCTTCATTTTGTTAGTCTGTGTATTAGCAGTCTTATCTGGGTACCCTGCAAAGTCTGGAACTGGAACAGGTTTTGGTTGTTGGTATGTTGTTTTATCTTTCATATTAGTCTCCTTATGAGGTAATGTTCGGTGCAAAATTGATTGATGATTTGTCTCTATCTTCATCTGCAGCGAGAGTAAACTGTTCATCATACGCTGCTTTAAGGAACGTAACCCTGTCAAGTCCAACTTCAGGGCGCTTAATGGCGATATGATAAGCAAGTCCAGCAACAAGGCAAGGAAGGAAACGTGAAGGCACATCATAAGTATTACTACCAGCACGACCTGCATCTTCAATTCTTCTAAGCCTCCAGTAAACCAACGTATAAGTTGCGGACGAGTCTGGTGTTGGCCAGACATTAACTTTTGGTGTGGCTTGCCTATCGACATAGATTTGTATTGGTCTCCCTTGGTTGTTTTTGTTTGGTATGGTTGCATATGTTGAAACTGAAATTCGGTTAATAGATAAATCTTGTTGGTTGGAACCACTCCCAGTCCTTATAACTGTTTCTAATAAATCAATCGTATCTGCTGGTAAAGTATAAGTAGCTGTTCCTGTAGTTAGTGCAACTGTGCCAGATTCAACTGTCCACAAATTAATACCTTTATTAGACCACTCAGCAGCCATAATATCTAGACTACGTCTTGCTGTTTTTAAATCATATCCACTACGTAATTCTAGTCCACATCTTTCATACGCATCTTCTACAATCTCTACTATTTCTGGATTGAATGTTGCTGTTCCACTAGTTGCCATAATCTGCCTTTAAATATTTAATCGCACTTTTTAAACTACTTGTACTATCTTTAAAAAAACCTAACCCTGTGTTACAGTAATGACAGAGTAAACCTCTTACTTTACCTGTGCTGTGGTCATGGTCTATAAATAAAGTTTTTATAGTTCCTTCTATACCACATATTTTACACTTATAATGTTGTTTATCCAACATATTATAAAGGATGTTTGTATCAATATTATGTCTAGAGCAACGGAGTTTATCTTTATTATCTCTTTTGTACTTACGCACTTGAGCCTTAGTTTTCTCTGCGTTGCGTCCTTTTTGATACCATTCACGACCTTCCTTGTTCTTACATTCTTTACAATATGGACGATGTTTATTTGTTTCCTTACGATATGGATAATCTTCTAACTTCTTAGACTCCCCACATTTACTACAAACTACTTTTTCTTTTCCTCGCACTTGCATGATGTATCTGTTTTATCCTCCCTAACTTTACAGCAAACGTATTTAACTTTTCTTTTTGCGCTTCCTAATTTTTTCTTGAGTAGTTTTAGGGAGTTCTTTAAGATGATATAACCTTTTGCTTGTCTTACCGTGTGTTTTACCTGAATGTAGCTTACCATCAGGCATCTTATGCACTCCTCCTTTATGTTCTCGCCCATCTCTAAAATAATGCGGTACACCTTTTGCCATACTTTCTCCTTTTCCATTATGTTTTCTTTTTCCTTCTTCTTAATGAGGCAACTCTACGTGGGCTACCTGCTGGTTGTCCTAATCTTTTCTTTTGTGCTATTCTTGATTTCTTTTCAGCGGCTGTCATTTCTCCAGATGTTTTTGGAGTTTTACTAGATACTCGTTTACTAGGTCTGCAATAAGGAGTGCCACGTTTCTCCCCTTTTTTTCTACCACAGGCTTTGCCAGTTCTTACATCTTTCCAGTCTTCTTTAAACCATCGTTTTAGGGCTAGACCTTTTTTGGTCTTTCTAACTGCCACTACTTGCCTCCGCCTCTTTTCTTTCTACATTTAGCAATAGCACCTGAAGCATAAGCACTAGGAAAGACTTTGTAGCTAGCTTTTACTTTACGATAACAAGCATCTTTTACAGTACCGCCTTTTTTCATCTTTCTGGTTTTACCCATACCTCGACA